CGCAGCCTGTAAATCTTGTGCTCCTGCTGCTCTTCGCGCTGCGTCAGTGAGTTGTGCTGCTTGCAATCCCTGCGCTCCCGCTGCTTGTGCAAATCTACCTGTAGCAATCTGACCTTGTAGGTCCAAACCAGCTGCTGCCCGTCTTGATGCATCTGTAAGTTGTTGTGTTCTAATTCCCCTATCGATATCAGCCAAAGCAGTGGCTGTTGCTTTATCGAATCCTTTTAATAACAAGTCAGCTTCTGTGGCAGCTTGTCTATCTCGAAACCCTCTTTCTGCTTCTAAGTTTGCCAGAGTGCCTCTTGCGCCGAATGCACTAGCCCCACCAGCGCGAGTCGCTTGTAGACCTCTTTGTGCTTGTTGTGTGTTGAATGCTCTTTCAGCTCTTTCTTTGGCAACATCTAAAACCTGTTGCTGAAAAGGATTCTGAAAATCCGCAATACGACTAGCTAAATCTGGCCTAGTAAATTGAGTTCCGGTATAATCCGTTGCAACATTTGCTCCAGTAAACCCAGATTGTATTGTTCCGGGGCGATAAGTAGATGCTATTTCCCTACCCTGATAACCGGATGCAATGGTTCCGGGCGCATAACCTGATGCAATAGTTCCCGGCGCATATCCAGATGTAACTTCTCTACCAGTATATCCAGAAGCGAAGGACGCTGGTGCTGTATATGTTGAACTGACTGTTCCCGGTGTAAAAGTAGTTGGGCCTGTAGTTGGAGCCGTGTATGAAGTGGTCGCATCTGTGACACTCGCCCCTCTAGGAAGACCCGTAGCTGGATCTACTAATTGGTCAGCAGTGAAAGACCTAGCAGTATCGATGCCGGGAAGAGAGCGAGAAGCAAGACCAGTAATACCTTGAAAAGCAGCCTGTTGTTCTGGAGTATAAGCAGCAACTCTTTGGCCTTCATATGGTACATAGTCCTGTTGTAGTAGAGCATCTGCTTGCTGCATTTGTTTTTGCAGATATGGATAAAACTCTTGAGGTATATTTGTATTGGTGACAGTTGTGTTAACTTCCTGTACACCACCGCCACCACCGCTGTTACCGCCCATTTACGACCTCCAATACTGGCTGATCTGTCTCATCTTCTTCATAGATTACAGGTTTGGTTATAACCACATATTCTTTTTTAAACCCGTTTTCTTCCCATTTCTTTTCTAAAGCTGGTGATACAGAGGCTTCTAATCCATCTAACTGTAAAGATTTTGCAAAAACCTCTACAACTTCTAACGCTTGTTCCCCCCACTCCTTTAATCTAACACCACTCAAGGTATTAAAATCTAAGTATTTTTTTCTAGGATAAACATTAATTCCACAGATAAAAAAACCTATTGGATTTTCATCCTCCCATACTATCCAGACAAAATATGGAAGCTCGATCATTTGATGCAATATGTCAGCTTTATTATATCGCCCATGACTCCTGCGCTCTAGGTTTTCTGCATGATGAGCTATCTTAGGCCATATATCTAAAATTTTATTTTTTTCTATTAACTTAATATCGAATGACATTGTTTAAACGTACCGTTCTGGTCGCCTCATATCCATGACGATCTGCTCTGGTGTCTGATCTATTTCATCAGGTTGGACCGTAGTTGCTGTTTTTTCTTTACGAATGTTGTCTATCATTTGATCTAACAACTCACCACCCCTTGTAGTGCTGCCATCTCCTATATGGGACACAACATCTGCCGGTATGACATATTCATCTCTTGATAATAAAACAGGCTCCATGCCTTCTATATTCGCAGGGACCACATCATCCATACCGCCACCAGCACCCGGTACTAATCCCTCGAAAAAAGAAGTTTCTATTTCTAATTGCCCACCATGAGCATATTTAGGAACCAACCCGCCGAATGGCTTTTCTTTTTTCTGAGTGAATCTTTTTTGATAAAGATCTCTTAACTGATCCATTGTCATATTTTCTAAATCAAAAGCTTTTGTCATGCTTTTCAATTCATCTTTAGTTTGGTCAGCCATTTTTTTTGACTGCTTTAACCTCTCTTCCTGTAAGCCTCTTAGTTGAGAAAGCATGGTTTTATTCATGTTCATCAACCAAACCTCCTAGCAACATTTATGGGTACTGAGGGAGCAAAGGCAGCTGTTTGTGTTTGTTTTGGCAATGCAGCTAATGATGTTGCCAAGGTATTTATCTGCTGTTGCAAGCTTGAAGGATTAAATGCCGTGGGTAAATCTGCTGCTGTAAGGAATGAAGACGTATCAAATGTTGGTAAATCTGCTGCTGTTAAAAATGCAGATGTATCTACTGCTGCTGGTAGATCTGCAGCCGTTAAAAATGCAGAAGTATCGATTGCAGTTGGTAGATCAGCTGCTGTCAAGAAACTAGATGTATCTACAGCGGTTGGTAAATCAGCTGCTGTAAGAAAACTACTCGTATCAAATACTGGGAGATCTGTTGCAGTTAAAAATTCGCTTGTATCAAATGTTGGTAAATCACCTGCCGTCAAGAACTGACTCGTATCAATAGCCTCATATGTAGGCAAATCACCAGCAGTAAGAAATTGACTTGTATCTATAGAAGCTGGGAGGTCAGCTGCTGTGAGAAACTGTGAGGTGTCTATTGCAGCAGGGAGATCCGCTGTTGTTAAAAAACTACTTGTATCTATACCCGGATCAAAACCAGTTAATGCAGTGCTTAAATCCTCTGCCGTAATAAAACCTGTCGTGTCAATACCGGGGTCAAATCCTGCCAATTCAGTGCTAAGATCCTCTGCTGTAATGAATCCACTGGTGCTTGGTAAATCGCTAGCTGTAACAAAATCTTCTATATCTGATGCAGTTAAAAAACCACTGGTATCAAATCCAGCTAAGGGATTGAAGTCATCTAATTGTGTTGTTAGATCTTCAGCCGTAATAAAACCACTTGTGTCAATACCGGGATCGAATTCCGATAAAGCTGTAGTTAGATCATCTGATGTTAAAAATTGAGTAGTATCAACTCCCGAAAAAGGATCGAAGTCATCTAATTGTGTTGTTAGATCCTCTGCTGTAATAAATCCAGTTGTATCTATACCCGGATCAAAAGGATTTGCCTCAAAGTAATCAGCTATATAATCATCTATATCGTCTGCCAGAATATAATCATCTAAATTAAAACCAGCAGCATCTCCACCCGGAATTCCTGTTCCTGTAGTATCTAAGACCGGTATTCCCGGCTCTCCGGGGGTTTGTCCCGGCGCAGTAGGATCTCCTGTAGTGTTGCCTCCCTCATAATCAGAACCCGGAGCACCCCCCGGATCTTGGTTCGGATCAGTGGTAGCATCTGTAGGGTCAGATGTAGTTGTGGTTGTAGTCTCCTCTACTAAAGTTTCTGGCAATGCAATCGGTGTACTTTCATATGTCGTTCTTGTAGCTGTTGGATCGCCAAATAATCTTCGGTTGTAATCTATAACAGGAGCATCTGCAAAACCCCTTGTGCCTAACGTTAGTGGCGTGTCTAGTGCTCTAGGAGTAAATAGATCATATTGCTCAGTTCCTGTCGGAGTTAAATTTTGAAATATAGAATCTCCAGCAGCTTGGGCTGTTGTATTTGCCGTACCGCCTACCGCTGGATTAAACGGGCCTGTCGTTGGTCCATATAAAGGGTCATCTGCGTTTTCTAAATATTGAGTACCCGGTCCACCTACCGGGCCACCTGTTTGAAAAGCCCTCGTATAACTGAATGGGTTAGCAAAGTAATCTTTCTCTGACGATCTGCCACCTCTTGCGACAGCAGGGAATCTGACACCTCTATCATCAAGATTTACAGGGACGTAAAAATCTTCATCATCATCTGCCATGCCTAAAGGCATATTCATTAAGTTATATTGATCAGTTAGCCCCTGACCCGTCAAAGCGGCTCCACCTATTTGAGCTAGTTCTTTCTGAGTTAGATCTTGCAAAGTTGACATCAAACCTTGTTTAGCAACCTCACCTCCCCCTGTTTGCAAAGCAGCTTCTACACCAACAGAACCGCCAACATCAGCTAGAGTTTGACCTACAGGAGCTAATGTGCCACCAGAAGTGCCAGACCCTAAAGCACCAGCAGTTCCTCCCAAAAACTTACCACCAATACCTCCCAACACACCGCTTATAAGACCTGCTTTTAAACCCTGTTCCAAACTTCCTGTTTCGATTGCTGTACCTACACCAGAACCTACAGCAGCCAAACCACCCGCTGTTCCTAATAAACCTAAACCACTTGCAACTCCAGACGCCCCAAGCAATCCACCACCTAATGCTAATAATAAAGGAAGGAATGCTTCTGGTTGTCCAGTATCAGGATTTATAGTGAGCGCATTATTTGGAGTCATAGATCGTAGAACGTCTACTTCTCGCGGGTTCATGTGAACCAACATCGAGTCTCCGTATCTACCCTTAGAAGCCAACATATCAGCTTGTTGTTTAAACGGCTGATCTTTCTGGAATGCTCTATTCATGGCCCACTCTATAAGCGTTTAAACGCTATGTTATCTCAAGTAATGAAACAAATATATCAAAGTAATCAGCTGTTCCAGCAGTCATTCTCAACTTATCTTTTGACTCCAAAACAATTACTTCGCCCCCTGTAAGATACCCTTTCCTAGTCTCGGCTGCTATCGCAGCGGTCTTTTCAAACTCTGTTGTGCCAGATGCACTGTTATCGAATATATGAAGAATCAGTGACGCTGGGTTAGATGCATTAGTATTATAAGCACTGACCGTCTTGAGTATAGCAGTTGCCCCTTGTGGGCATTCATAAATATCTGTAATAGATGTTGAATCTAGTGTCTTGATGGCATTTTGATATGTTGTAGGCATTACGACATAAACCACGACATTGCAGATGATTCATCTTCAACGTCTTGTTTTGATGGTATCAACTCAAAAACAATACGAAGCTGATTTATTAATCGCAACATATAGTCCTCTTGATATTCTACAGTCGGCAACTCTAAAGGCAGTCTATGCTCTGCGCCACTTGCGGTTTTAGTTGTCATCGCCTTCCATCCTGTCTTACATCAAGACGAACATCGCCAAGCCTCCAACCGTTCTCAATATCTGTGCTTTCTACTCTGACTCTAACTTGCCTAGCTCTAGCTCTAACGTTAGATAAAGCAAACTCGCTAGTAGAAGTAACTGATGTTGTGGACTCCGATGTTAATGTACCACCAGCGTTATCTCTAGTTTTAATCGTATAATTTAAAGTTGGGCTTTCCGCAGATCCAACAAAATCACAATCAGGTAATAACCTTCTTACAAATGCAAAATGATCTCCATCATCAATATCAAAATCAGCTGTTTCTATAAAAGCTGTTAATGCAGAACCATCATCATCAAACCCAATTTCATGTTCAAATAAATATCCAGCATCATTAGTAGTTTTTACAGCTATTGGGTTATCAGTTGATGCACCTGCATCATCCCAAAAATCTCTTTCTAACGTTGCTATAGTCCAATGATTTTCCACATAGTTGTATACAACCATTGCGTTTAACGTTGTTGAATCACCTGTTGGATAAAACCAACCAACCTCATTAAATCCTGTATTAGCAAACGCAACTATTTGATTTGCTTGAATTTGATTTAAATTATCAAAAACAAAAGCACGCACAGTACATGGCAATACTTTTGCAGATCCCGAATAAATATAAAAATTTCTACGATCCATAAAAAATATTACATTATTTGCTGTAATAGCAGCATTCTGCGATATCAGACTAACCCCATCTGTTATTAAGTTAGCTTTAAAAATAAAAGGTGCGCCTACAAACTGAACACTATACAGTGCTGCATCCGTCCATATTGCTACTTCCTGTCTGCCTCTCAATGCACCAATAATTTCAGATCCAACAGAAAGTCTTAGATCTCCAGCTGTATTAGTAGTCTTAGGAGTCCAATCTAATACATTCTCCTGTGTACACCATCTTATCTGCATTAGATCTATATTACTTTCGCCAAAAGGATTGCAGCCAATAGCCAATACATGACGGTCTTGAGTTGATACAACTATCTGTAAACACTCCGTTGGTGGATTATCATTGCCAGATATAGCCGTAAGTTCTAAAGCTCTATTAGTTGGATTAGTAGCATCCCACAAATAAATAGACCCTAGTCTTGGATTTAATACCAAATCCTCTCCAAAGTTATCTAAGCTCCACAATCTAAGAGTATTGGTAAGTGTGTCACCAGAAGATGTACCCCATGTTCCAGAACCCCAAGGACCAGCACCCCAACCACCACCGGGAACTGCTACATCTAGTCCAATATTTATTTGATATGCAGCTACAGTGCTGCTACCGCCATTACCTGTGTCGCTACTATTAGCTGTTACCGTAGAACCTGATGTATCTTTAGCTGTAAATGTAAAAGCATTAGCAGAACTAATTTCTGTAATCTCATATTCTTGATTCAGTACAGCTGCTGTTATATTGCCTCCCAAACTTGCTGCGCTACTAAAAGTAACAAAATCACCAAGCACTGCTCCATGACCTGTTTCATTACAAGTAATAGTTGATGATCCATTAGTAGCTGAAAACGTTGGATCTCCTGCGCTAGTTGTTAAGCGTATTGGAGTTACATCATTAAATACATTACCAGAGACAACATATGTTTTTTTGGTTGTGCCTAACCCTATATATCTAATACCAGCTAAAGAAACCCATTGTTTTATTTTTCTACATACACCAACAAAACTAGAGGTAAACTTTTTTCGCCACCCTCCCATTTTTTCTGGCTTGCCAGATCTAAATCTTACAAACGATCCATCATAAAACCGACCTTCATTACTGTAGGCAGTGCCTTCTTTGTAAATTCCCGGCTTAAAATTAAATCGCTTTAACATTTATTTTCTACTCATATATGCAGTAGCACCAAAATAAAGACCTACCACTGAGGCTTGACTCAAGAATAACATATCACTTAAAGATGCTAGAGTGTTTAAACGTTCTTCTGGTATAAAAGGTAGTAATGGCAATAGCGCAAAAACACACATAGATATCATTGCAACCCACGCCATTTTTTTTTGTGAGTCTGCTTTTTCTTCTTGCAGTTCTAGCTGCAACATTTCTTGGTGCTTAGTAAGCTCTTCATCTGTAACAGTGCCATCACCATCAACATCGTACTCTGCATATCTGGACTTTGGCTCTAACTTCTTAGGAGTCACTATCTTTCCCTGCTATGTATCCAGATATAACTCCAATAAATCCTACTATAGCGTGTTGTAGGAGAGAAATAACACTTTCATCAGGTGACTTGTTCTCTCTAATTGCTATATAAAAATCGCCAATAACTATCACAGCCAACAAAGCTATAAGACCAACAACCATTATAAGAACCATCTTGGCTTTCATACAGTTACCAAAATATGCTGACCAGTGACTTTGGGTGTTGTGTGACTAAGTTGACCACTCTTATAGGTATACACCTTAGCATCATAGATAGTCGTAACTATTTCTTGTTTGGCATTTGTTTCCCTGCCTTGCATACGCTCTGTATCTATCTTTTGTACTTGATGTTTTGGCACAGGTTGCACAGCGTTTACACTATTTGGAAAAGGCGGTATGTCAGTCATCTTCCCTCTTAATAATTGGGTCTCGAAAAATGTATTTCCCTTTACCAGCATCAGTTGACGGAATAATCCTTACCTCACAATACGCATCAAATTTACTCGTCTTGCGACCAACCACATAGTTATGAATATGCGTAGACTGCATGACTAAGGCGTCACGGTACTCAAGGCACGACGTAAGCTCTTGGAATGCAAGCTCGACCCCGGTTTTGTTACCACCAGCGTCCAGCATGATGAGCATAAAGATCATTAACGTCATATGCGTCTTTTCTTTTTGATGGCTTGAGTTTTTTCAGCTTGTGGTTGAACAAGCTCCCATGTCAGTACATCCACATCAACTTGGTGCGCTGTGCCTAACACTCTTGGCATTGAGTTTCTCACGTAAATCATTGCCCCATACCCGCACTGTTGATGATTAAACCGTAGCCAAGACATAGCAACCTGATGTCGTTTTGCTGGCGGGTTTACAAGCTGTAGCTTATTCCACTCTCTTAAATCACAAAACAAATTTGGGTTTTCGGGATCGTAATCTAGTTTGCTGCCTGTTGAATCATCAGTTCGATCAGAGTCTGTAACTTCGCGTCCGAGTCCCTCGCTGTTTCGTTCATCTGGGCAAGCGATTGTGTTATCTGCTCGATTGCCTGTGCATTCAGCTTTCCCGTTGTGTCAGCCTGTTCGACCTTTACTTTGATTTCTGCAACCTCTTCTTGAGTAGCAGCAGCTTGCGCTTGCATTGATCCCCACGCTATTGCGCCAGATACTAATGCTGCGCCTATGGGTAATGCCCATGTCGGTACTTTAATTGAGTTACCATCGCTCATGTTAAGCTCCTAAAAACTGAGGAACCAAAAGGCTCCCTATAATTAAAATAATTACGCCCCACAACATTCGCTCAATGCGATCAAACCGCCTTGATCCATCAGCCAATCTTTCTTCAATTCTTTCATAGCGAAGAGCACACTCTCTTTCATGTGTGTTTATCTCTTGCAAAGCTTCGTCTGCCTTATCCACTACTAAGCTTTATCTTTTGCTTTGCCAATAGTTAAAGACATATACTCTATAATCGGATACACATACTTGCCCATAAAAGCATCATCTTTAGGTGTCGGTGTAGCAGCCGTAACAGCACTCGCTAGGGTAACAACGGTAGTTACAAGGGTCCAAATCTCCATGAGATCCATTATTGTACGACCTCTTCTTTAGGCTCTTCTTCCTCGACAACTTTGACAGAGTTCTTGAGATCCATTTCTCTTTTAGCAATCGCAAGTTGAAGGTCATGTGCATCCTCCTGCAAACCAGCTATTTGGTTTACCGTAGATTCAAATCTTGCTTTAAGATTCTGTAATCTAACAATCTGACGATGTTCTTCTGGCTTTAGGTCTTCTATCTTGTACTCCTCGCCAAAGATTGTGACTACAGGGGTTTCTTCAGTGCTTTGTTCCGTCATCTGCTATCCTCCAAACATTTAAATTAGCTGCTACTGTTCTTCGCTCTCCATCCCCTTTGAATGGATACACACTATGTTGTAACCAAGAAGGGA